AACTAAGATTAGATTAATAAAACAATAAGGAGTAAACATGAAAGACATTAATCTCAGACAAGATGCACCTTCTCAGGTGTCACAAGTAAACCCAACAAAAATCTCGGAAGAGATTTCTAAACTACAAGCTGTTCAGCAAGAAATTCTTAACAAAGAAAATGAAATAAAAGAATTAAAGAACAATGAAAGTTATATAAGCGGCGTTGTAATCCCTGACCTGATGGCAGAATTAAATTTAAAATCTATGAAGCTAGCAGATGGATCTGAAATATCTGTTGGCAATAAATATTTCGCTTCAATCAAAGCTGATAAAAAAGAAGAAGCGTATGACTGGCTTCGTACTGCTGGCCTAGGCGATATTGTGAAAAATGAAATCACAGTTCGATTTGGCAAAGCTGAAGATAACAAGGCTATGGCTTACGCTAACCTTGCAAAGGGTCAAGGTTATGATCCGGAACAAAAAGTTTCGGTTCATGCTGCAACTCTTAGATTAACTTTGGAGGACTTCCATTCACGTGGTGGAAAAATTCCTCCGGAGTTATTTAACACGTTTGAAAAGAATCAAACGCAAATTAAAAACAAACCAAAACAATAGACTAACAAATCAATAGGAGGATATATGGATAGTCAAGTAGCAACAAAGACCAATGCAGGTGCATTGGCAACAATCAATCTCAGAGCAGACTCTGGTAAAGGTGCAGAGGAAATTAAGTCGGACGATGTTTCAACTCCGATCTTAAAAATCCTACATCAACTTTCTCCAGAATGTAATGAGAGAGACGCTAAACACGTAGCGGGTGCAAAACCAGGGATGATATATTCATCAGGTTTTGGATCTCTCATTGAGAGCGATAAGGGTCTAGATGTGGTGATAGCTCACGCACAGACTAGATATCCTGAATGGCAAGAGAGAGGCGATAGTGCTTCTGCTCCTGTTGGAACTCA